CGGTAAGGCTGGACGCGCCTACGATGCAGGGTTCGATGTAGCGTCGATGCCCGATTGGATTAACGATCAGAAGCACGATATTTACATCAACCAGTCGCCAAACCAAGTCGGTAAGACCTGTCACGCTGTAGTCAAGTGTGTGCTGGAAATGATCCCCTGCAATCCCAAATGGCCGATATTCCTGCACGGCATAGATTACCACGACTGGCAGGGCAAAAAGACATTAGTGGCTTTTGGCTATGATAAAAGTCATATAAAAGAAGACCTATGGCCTGAATTGCAGAAGTGGATTCCAGCGGAACAGTTGGGGCCGTTCAAGGCGGTATCGCTGGGAGGCACCAAGGAACCATCATGGCATCTGGGTCCGACCGTTGACCTGAAGTGCGGGAGCCGGATTATCCTGCTCACCTACGACCAGTTGCCAAGCGTGTGTTGCGGGATTAAGGCCAACCTGGTGCTGGCCAACGAGCAGATGCCTCTGGCGTTTTTCATGGAGTTATCGCAACGTGGCCGGACGCTAGAAGGTATTAAGTTTATTATGCCGTACACGCCACACTCGATTCCCGGCAGACCGGAAAGCGGGGCGAACAGCTTCCTCACAGACCTATGGACGGGCAACGATACCCGTGGTCATACGGTGTTGCGAACACGCATCTCCGTGGACGACGTACCGGACCATATCTACTCCAAGGAACAGAAACGCAAGGCTTTTATCGAACACGTGGAGAACCCCAAGAAAACCGGCAATCAGGCGGCTATCCGCGAGGGCATGGCTCGGTACTACGGAATTGCTCAACAGGTGAGCGGCCTGTACTATCCAGAAATCGACAACGCTGTGCATTACGTTGATTGGACTTACGAGGACATTAAGAAAAAAGGATGGACGCATTATCGGAGTGTGGACTACGGATATAACAATCCGACGGCCTGTGCGATGTGGGCGGTATCTCCGGCTGGCGATATGTTCATGTACGACGAATATTACAAGACAGGCATGGACGCTATCCAACACGCACCGGCGATAGTCGCGGCTTGTGGTAACGACCGGAAGCTGGTTAAGAAGATGCTGGACAAAGCCGCAGGCGTCAACTACGATGTTTACGATGAGGTTGAGATTCGGCAGAAATACGCACGAACATATTTGGACTGGCACAGCTTCCAGACCGCAGGCGGTGTCGGTAGGCCGGTGAGTTTCTTTTTCCAGATCGGTGGGTTAAAGGTAGTCGAAAGCACGAAGATCGGGCAGGAACACCGCGCCCAGAACCTACGGGCATTGCTCAAGATTGACCCAAATCGCAAACACATGATTACCGGCAATCTGGGCGCACCGAGGATTTACTTCAGCCGTAAGTGCGCCAAATTTAGGTGGGAGATCGAACGGTGCGTCACAGACATGAGGGCGTTTGGAAACGAGACGCATAACATCAAGGAAACCAAGCGCAACAAGGACGACCATCTCATCGATGCTGTGGAATATTTTGCATCAAGCGATTCAAAGTACATGGGTGACTATGCCAACAATAAGCCGGGAACAATGAAAAACGTAAGTAAACATGGAGGATATTAGAATGTCAATCGATAACGCCGATCTCAAGCTCATAAGCCTCGTGATCCACGAACCAGGTTTTAAGCTAATCGAAGCCAAGTTCTACGAGCAGAAGGAAGGACTCAACGACGTGTCACGTGTAAACGGCAATGCATTTGAGGACGGCAAACTGCGGGGCGAGGTGGCCAGTTTGAAGTACGTGCTGGGGTTTATCGCTGACTTGCGGAAACAAATCAAGCAAATGGGGGATGACTAATGGAACTCTCAAACCCACGCTTTCACCCGCTCCGTGGCAACGTCCTGATACGCCGTGAAACACCGGAGGACAACGACGGCGGTATCATCATACCCGAACGCTATAGAATGTATAGCTGGCGCGGCACTGTTATTTCCTGCGGTTACGCCGTCGAAGGGTTCAAGCGTGGCGAGGTCATTCTGTATCTGCGTGACGCCACGGTATTGCCGTTTGCGGATAGGACGCTGGCGATGACGGAGGCCAAGCGGATATTGGCCAAGCTGAAAGTGAAAAAACATGTGGAGATAATTATGCCCCAAAACAACTATGCAATGATCCTTGAAAATGGTGTAAAGTCATCCGAAGGCGGAATAATACTCACAGATACCGCCAAGAAGCAGTTGCTATCGGGCAAGGTCTTCAGGGTAAATAGCGATACCGCGTGTGCCAGCGTGAATGTTGGGATGCAAGTATGGTTCAACGACGCTGGGGTAACCGTTGTCGAAGACGGTGTAACGTATAAACTCATTGATGAATCGGAAATTTTGTGTGTGCAAACAGATTAAATTTTTAACAGAAAACGATCCGTATAATTGTCCCGACGATAATGATTATACATCATTGGGGGAAATATGGGGATATGAAAAAAATGAGGTGAAGATGAGAAAGAAACGCAAGTGTCCCGTTTGCCCAAACCTTGTTGATTCTCGTAGTAAATGGTTCCCGTATTGCGGTAGTAAATGTTCCCGCGACAACCAAAGGGAAACGCGCTTTTCTAACGTAGATACCATCCACGCCGAGCAGTGTATAGCACTGGGTGACGGAAATTTCCATTACAAGAAAATGATTTGAGTTGACAAATGCCACAGAAAGATGTCAAATTATTGTATGAGGAAAAGGTGCGTCCGGAAACGGAACTTGTCAATAAATTACACGAACTAGCCGAAAGGAATGCTTGGTTCCAGATAGCAATTCGCGGTGTAAAGGGTGCGATAAAAGAGTTCGCTGTAACTGAAACAAAACAATATTCCGACAATCACCAGTAGATCATTTCTAGTAAAAGAAAGATCACGGGATTATGGGCCTAACGGCTTGTAGTCCCGTTTTTTTATTTATGGACCCAACAGACACCTTTTTAGAAGCTCCGCCAGAGGAACAAGAAATCATCCAGCCTACCGATACTTCCGAGAGTACGGCTACTGTGATTACGGATTTGTTTCCCAATTACGCCGAAAAGGATGCAATTGTCGAGGAAGCCAAGAAACGTATCGGCTCACTGTTCTCTAACATAAAGGATCGCAATGAATTGGAGGAGATATGGGAGAAAAATGATGTTATGTTCCGCGTCAAGCCCGACACCGGCAAGGACGACGTGCATCGGGCGAATGAATCGTCTGGCGTATTCCACATCAGCGTTAATCAGCTTGTCAGCATGGCATTCAAGACTTTTACGGATAATCCGGAGAATTACAAGTACGGATTCCGTGGTATCATCGACGATGAAGCGGCCAACCAGATTCGCGGCAAGAACGCCGAGATAATGACGCAACTGTTCCGCAAGGCGCAGGCGCAGGGTGAGTTCAAGCGTAATCTCAAGCGGATACTGCTCGACCTCTACAAGAACGGCAACGGGTTCGCCGGGGTGCCTTGGGAGAAGCAGATCGTGGACGTGGTGTACCGCGACAAGGAAACGGGTGAACGCAAGACCAAGCCGTTCACGAAGAACAACCTTCCGGTCTTGGACGTGTTGCCGCTAGACACGGTATGGCTGGATGAGAATATCGACGAGATGGACGCCCAGCCGTTCATCGGCATTAAAGCCCCTATTTCATGGACAAAACTACTTTCCGACAGCAAGAAGAACAACGTAGCCTTATTCAAGGACGACGAAGAAGGTGGATTGCGTGAGAAGTTTGCCAAGTATCAGGAACACGTTTCATCCAACGAGTACAATAACACCAAGTCCGATAGGATGGACAACGCAGACCGCACCTACGAGGACAGGACGGGCGAGCGGTATAATCATTGGGTTATTTGGGTCAATCTGCCAATCGACAAGGATGGTGGAAAGTGGGACGAGAACGGGCCGGAACTGCGGTGCCGGGTGCGGATACTTGGCTCACCGGAATCCTGCGAGATAATCGAAATCCGTGAGAACATCTTTCCTGGCGGCGTACCCATCCTAGACGCGCACCAGACCGAGGATGACATCGGGATGTACCACATCAGTCTGGGCGAGAAGATTGAAACCTACTTTGACCAAGTATGTATCGCCACCGATCAGCTTATTGACAACCGCTCTAAAAACTTACGGCGTCCTGTTGTTTATGATCCGATGCGTGTCGAAATAGATAAATACGATTTTGGGCATGAAAACACTATTCCGTGTAGCGGTGATGTTCGGTCTGGGCTTTTTGAATTGGCCATTTCCGATATGACCGCCACGATCATGCCGACGATTCAGTATTGTGAACAGAAAATCCGTGAAATTATGAACACCACGGATGCTGTGATTGGCCAGGCTATGGGAGGGCGCACGTCTGCCAGTGAGTATATGGGCGCGAAAATGGCGGCTACCACGCCAATATTCAGCGATATGGCCAGTATTGAGGATGACCTTATCGGCGGGTTTATGCGGCGGTTTTCGATGTACGTCCACACTTTTATGACTCACGAGGATTTAGTGGAACAGCTTGGGCCGATTGGTGCCGAGTTCACGTTTGACTTGGCTGACATCTACACCGTTGCGCTGAAGGGCGTATCCGAGGCGATGGACGCGGCTACCAAAGTGCAGAACTTACTGCAACTCTACGGGTTGACCCAGGACGCTGGGGCAAAGGCCAAGATCATGTTACGGATTGCGTCGGCAATGGGTGTCGAGAATCCAGCTGAGTTTGTCAGCATTCCGGCAAAGGATCAGGCTATCAAGGCGGCGTTGTGGGAAAACAACGAAATGCTGATTTACGGCCAATGGGACAACCCTGAACCCGGCGAGATGCACGGCGTTCACAATCCGATTCATCGTCAAGCGTTGTGGCAGGCGCAACGCGATAAGAACCCGAATGCCCAGATGATGCAACAGCACATCGGGATACACGATCAACTTGAGCGAAGTGAACAAGTGCAAGGGGGTGCTGGCTCATACCCCGGTGGCGGACTAACGGGCAATGATCAGTCATCGCTGGCGAACCCACCCCCGACACTTGGAGAAGAGAGCGGTCAACAAATCTCAGCCCCGATGGGCAGTCAAAACGCCGGAAGCCCGATTCCTGCTTAACAGAAACCAGCCTAACCCGACAGGCTAACGCGGAGGTGCATAGTGACGGACATCATTGAAGGGCAACCCGATGCCCAAGAGCCGAAGCCCGAAACGCCCGAAACGATCGAAACGCCCGAAGTAAAAGAGGCTATTCTGCCCGATAATACGCCCGATAAAGTTGACGTTGATTCCTTGAAAAAACAGGCAGAACAGGAAAAGAGCGATCTGACCGAACGGCTGAAGAAGTCCGAAGACGAAAAGGAGTTACTGGAAAAGCGGAATAAGGACAAAGACGAGTACATCAGCCGTACCCGCAAAGTGGAGAAGGAAGTAGAGCAGGTCAAGCCGCAGAAGACGTTTGAAGATTATCTAGGTGACTTGGACAAACTCGTTGATACCGACTTTGAAAACGATCCCAAGGACGGCCTGAAAAAAGTGGTACGCAAGTTGGCGTCAGACGTGGCCTACGACCGTGACCTTGAACGGAGAGACAACGAGAAGCGCATGTCCGATTCGGAGGAACGAGCGTTCCGCAAGGCAATATCGCTTGACCCCGAACGTGGGAAGGCCATCAAGGAGATAGAAAAGCTCGACGATGAATGCCCCGACATGAAGGAGCTATCATACGAGCGCAAGTTAGAGTTCATCAGTCTGCGAAACGCCACGGTGAAAAACAACGGGAATAAGGCCCGTGACCAAGTGGCAAGAGAAAGGGACTTATCAGCCGATGCAGGCGGGAGCCGGACGGCAAGCCGTGGTGAGCGGATGCCAGCCTGGTTAAGTGATTCTGAAGTTATGCGGGAAGGGAAGGCGGCAGGGTTCACGTCCAAACAGGAAATGTTGGATTGGTCCAATCCCGACAAAGCCCGTGAGATGTACGAAAAAGCCCGTCGGCAACAGTCTTAATCGCAGTTGATGAAAGGAATTTTACAATGATTGACGAAAGCACAACTTTAGTAGAAACGCCCGTACCGGAAAAGAAACAGCGTGGTAATCCTAATTGGGTTAAGAAGTCTGATTTTCCTGAAGACAAACAGCCTGCAATCAAGCGCGCTGGTGTGGTAAGTGAAAGTGCGATAAGCGATATTTGGGAGGTGCGTAACAAAGATCCCGAAAAGCATTACACTTGGGCGCGGAAGGATCAAGACTACGAAATGAATATGCTGGCGCAAAAAAGCTACGTTCCGGCACGTGGCAAAGAAAAAATCCTCGGTGATCCGTTCGCGGCGGTGAATGACACGGACGGCCAGACAAAGGTGCGTGGGGAGAGGATATTGATGTGTTGCCCGAAGGAAATGGTGACTGCACGGCGCAAAGAACAGGCCGAGCGATACACCAGCGTAAAGAAATCTTCCGAGTCTGAAGCCCGTCGGATGCGGCAGAAGGGTGTGGCAGTGGAGTCGCTGTCCAGTTCTGAAACCAAGCGTGAAAGTGCGGATAGATAATTTGATCGTGTAACCCGATACACGCGTTTAATGCCCGATAGTGGTGTCTTGTTTTCCCGAATACAAGATGCAAGTGTAGAAGTTCTATTAACAAAAGAAATGGAGAAACATTATGGCTACGACACGCGTTTTAAAACCCATTTCCATCTATCGCCAGGAAGGGAAAGATGGACTGATATGGGATCGGAGCATTGGTGAGGAAAGCGGTATGTCTGCTGTTACCGCTGGTGCGCCTTTGGTTCGTGATACCTCTACGTTTGAACTAGAGGAATGGGCCGGCGGATCGGATGTGGCCAATATCGTGGGCTTTTCGGCTCACGACTTGAGCGGCACTGCCGGCACCGATGTTGGTTATTACGAGGCTAATGACTATAATCTGTTTGCCGTGTCAATGATTAACGGTACAGATGCTATTGCTTTAGCCGTGACCCACCTCGGAGTTGCGTACTCGCTGATAAAATCGGGTACGAACTGGTACGTCGATGTGGCTGATACTACCAATGCCGTTGTTGAAGTTGTCGGATGTATTGACCCGATTGGCGATTCCAATGCTCGCGTTATCTGTCGTGTTGTCAGGCTGAAGCAGGCCGATGTTCTGCTTGGCGCGACAGCGTAACATTCGTCATTAAAAAAGGAGAATTAAGATGGCTATTATAAGTGCGGCTATGGCGAATCTGTATGACGCCAGAATCAGTAAGGCGTTCTATCAGTATTTGGGCCTATATGCGGAGGAATACTCCAAGTGGTGCGAAGTAAAATCGTCCAGTAAGCGGTACGAGAAAGTGTCTCTGTACGGCGAACTGCCGATGCCTGGCGAACTGGGCGAGTACGAAAACGCCACCGAGACAGCATTCCAAGAGGGTCCGATCAGGACGTGGACTCATGTGAAATACGGGTACAAACTCATTGCTTCACAGGAAGCTATGGAAGATTCGTTGTTCCCCGTTATTGAGCAGACTGCTGGCTCGATGGGCAAGGCGATGCACCACCGGATCGAAACCCAAGGCGCGTATGATCTTAACAGCGCGTTCACTGTCTATACGGTTGGCAAGGCCGATACTGCCGACGAATATCTCATTCAGGAAGATCACGCTACCTTCACGGGTGCGGGTGGAGCGGCGCAGTCCAATGCTCCGGCCACCGATGTGACGCTGGGTGCGGATTCGTTGTGGGCTGGTGTGGATAACTTCGCCGGGTTGAAAGACCATCAGGGTAATCCTGTCATGGCCATTCCCAAACGGCTGATTATCCCGCCTGCGTATGAACGCACGGCAATCGAAATCCTGCAATCGGTTGACACCCCGTACAAGAGTACGAACGAAAAGAACGCGATCAAGAGCAAAGGGCTGGAATATTTCGTCGGCCATTACCTTACGTCTTCGACGGCGTGGTATCTGGTGACGGGCGATAAGCCGGTTCGGTTCTATATGCGGCGTCCTCCGAGCGTGAAACCTGACACTAACACCACGAACGATTCGCGGAGTTGGGTCATTACGTGTCGGTTGAGTCATGCTCCGTATGACTGGTATCAAATCTATGGTACCGACGGCGCGGCGTAAGATGGTTGGAAACGACTGAAACAAGGTTAGGGCCGGGGTGGCAATTCCGCCTCGGCCTACCCCACAACAAGGGAGAAATCAAATGGAAACGAAAGCTGAAAAGAAGCCCGACATTGAAAAACAGGTGGCGAACTTGTCATTCATTGTTCGGAAGATGAAGAATAAGTTGGAAACGCAGTTGGGTATGGATATTGACGGCGATGGCAAGATCGGTAGCGGCCCTGCCAAGAAGATCATTGGCTTGGTGTTCGTTTGCGGTATGGCCGTGTCGCTTATGGCTGGTCCTGCTAATACGAATATTGCCTCGTGGTATCCGTCCACTGGTGATCCGGAAACGTATATAGATCAGGCTGGCGGTCTTCATGCCCCCAGAATGACGGTTGAAGACTTCGAGGTTACTGATGAAGTGATCGTTACTGGCGATATGGACATTGGCGGTACGCTGGGCGTGACTGGTGTGGCTACGTTTCTTGATAGCATCGCCGTCAGCACGAACATCAATGGTTCGTATAAAATCCCAGAGACCAATCTGGCAACTGGTGTTCAGACCAGCCTTGGGAAGGCTGATACTGCTCTGCAACCCATTACGCAGGTTTCAGG